AATAACTTAATGACTAAGACTTGTACAATAAGTGCGTTACAATCTTTATTTGGAATTGACACTTTTGTTGCTAAAGTAGCTGTAACAAGTTCTCAATTATCAACTATTTTCACATCACCAGTTACATTAATTCCTAATCCTGGAGCTGGAAAAGTTTTAGATATTATGAGTGTAATGGCTTCTTTCGATGCAGGGAATGCTGTTTATGATTTTGCTTCTGGTAATAATTTGTTATTATTAGCAGGCTCTTCAAATCAATACGCTATATTAACTGGTACTTTAAATAGCGCAACAGATTCTGTTAAAAAATTAGAGTTAAATGCTGCAGCTTCAGGTCAAATAGATATTCCTTCAGGAGTTCCATTTACTTTGCAAGCAAATTCAGCTAACCCAACTCAAGGAAATGGATTATTATATTTAAATATATATTACAGAATTCTTACAGTGGGAACATCATTTTAATTAAATGGATATAAGAAAAATTTCAATCGGAGCAGACTATAAGTCTGGCGCTATGCATTATATAGTAGGTCAGGATGTTTTAGGGGGCAGTTATGGAATACATCTTATTCAACATGATGTTGCTTCAGAATCTTATAAAATTTGGATTATGAAACAAGATGAAGTTTTGCTTTGGAAAGAATTTAAATGTACCTTACCTATATCTTTAGAATATAACATAAATTTTTAATGAAATCTCCATACTCCTTTATTGTTAAACCTTACAACAATAGAAGGTACGATAATATTAAGTCATATGGTGACGTAGACTTTATTACAAGTACTTCAGAAGAAGATCATAAATCTTCTAATCGTTTTGCTGTTGTAATAGCAACACCTATTAACTACACAGGCCTTATTAAAGAAGGTGATATACTTTTAGTACATCATAATGTATTTAAGTTTTATAATGACATGTATGGCCGCAGAAAGAGTGGTAAAAGCTTTTTTAAAGATGACCTATTCTTTGTCGATCCTGATCAATTTTATCTTTACAAAAATAACGAAAAATCTAACTGGATGGGGTATGACAAATATTGTTTTATTAAGCCATTAGAAGCTCAAGATTCTTATTTAAATAAAAATTCTAAAAACGAACCATTAAGAGGTACTGTTAGGTATATTAATAATGAGTTAATAGAGAAAGGAGTTAAAATTGGTGATCAAGTTTTATATGAGCCAGAATCCGAATATGAGTTTGTTGTTGATGAGGAAAAACTTTACAGAATGTTTACTAAAAATATAACTGTAGTGTTATGATAAAGATTTATGAAAATGTAATTTCTAACCCTGACTCTTATGTTGAAGAAATATTAAAAGATGGTTTTTATGATTTGCCTGATGGAGATAATTTATTTAAAAATGTTTCTCAGAAACATGAAGATGAGTTTTATAAATTTCTTTTTAAAAACATAGACAATTATAAAGTTGTTTTAAATTTTGTTCGTCAATCACCGTTAGGACAAAAAGAACCTAACTACATTCATACAGATGATATGATGGGTGATTTGACCGCTGTTTTGTATCTAAATAAAAAGTATCCTAAAGAATATGGAACAACTTTGTACGATAATGACAATAATGAGATGTTAATATGTAAAGCAAAGTACAATTCTCTTTTCATATTTCCCTCACATGTAAAGCATTCTCGAAATTCTTTACAGAACTTTGGTCAAGAAAACGAATCAAGGTTAGTGCAAGTTGCATTTTTAAATAAAATACATGAGTGATTTTAAACAAATGCTTAGTGAATTAAATATTGATATAGATGTTTTAAACAAATATATAGACTCTGAAAAATTTAAAGAATTAGCAGGGCCTGTTGTAGATGATGATAATAAAAATTATAGTGTTTTAAATTCTAAAATACATGGTAAAGGTATATTTTCTAATAAAAATTTTATTAAAGGAAATATTATAGGGTATGGTCAAATAAACAATACAAGAACTTTAGCTGGAAGATATACAAATCATTCTAAGTTAAATAACGCTAAATTTTATTATATTAGAAAAAATAACAATTCTGTTTTAATTGCAGAAAAAAATATATTTCTAAATGATGAGATTTTAGTTAACTATAGACATCATACTTATAATAAAGAATATTATGAGTAAAAGAGAAAGATCAAAAAAAAATAATGACTTTTTTGAAAAAACAGATAAAGCAAAAATAAAATATAATCGTAACAAAGATGGATATACAAAACATAAAAAAAGAGATTATAAAAGCTGGTGAGTCTGCTGTATTACAACTTATAAAAGTTGCAAAAGAAGATATTATAAAATACGACAAAGATGATGAGTTAGCTGCTGACAGGCTAAAAAATGCAGCTGCAACAAAAAAACTTTGTATTATGGATGCTTTTGAAATTATGAAAAAAATACAAGAAGAAAAAGATTTAATAGAAGGAGTTGATACTAAAATAAATAATACACCAAAAGGATTTGCAGAATCAAGATCAAAATAAATTATATACAGAACTTAAAAATATAGTTCCTAAAAATGTTTTGACAACTAAAAACAAAGCACATTCATGGGCCTATGGATATAACGAAAAATATAATTTTGTTGTAATTTCAAAAACAGGTCAAATTGAAAATATAATAAATGTAAGCGGTTTAAATATAGCATTACCTAAAATTCCTAAAGAAGTTTTTAAAAGGTCTAATAAAAAAGAAGATCAATATTGGGAGACTAAAATATTACCAAAACAATTATCAAGAATAAAATCTATATTTCAATGGCATGATACTCCTTCAGGTTTTAAAAATGAGTGGGTAGATTACATTGAAAATGAATTTAATTTTAGAGAACAAGGTTTTTGGTTTTTAAATAATGGAAAACAAACATACATTACAGGTACACATTATATGTATTTGCAATGGACAAAAATTGATGTTGGATCTCCAGATTTTAGAGAAGCAAATAGAATATTTTATATTTTTTGGGAAGCTTGTAAAGCTGACAAAAGATGTTTTGGAATGGACTATTTAAAAATTAGACGTTCTGGATTTTCATTTATGGCCTCTTGTGAAGGGGTTAATACTGGTACAATAACAAAAGATGCACGTATAGGCATACTATCTAAAACAGGAGCTGATGCTAAAAAAATGTTTACAGACAAAATTGTTCCTATATCTAACAATTATCCTTTTTTCTTTAAACCTATTCAGGATGGAATGGATAAGCCAAAAACAGAATTAGCTTATAGAGTACCTGCATCTAAAATTACTAAAAAAAATATGTATCTAACTGAAGACCAAGAGTTAGAAGGTTTAGATACTACAATTGACTGGAAAAACACTGGAGACAATAGTTATGATGGTGAAAAATTACGTTTACTATTGCACGATGAAAGTGGTAAATGGGAACGACCTGATAACATTTTAAATAATTGGCGTGTTACAAAAACATGTTTGAGATTAGGTAGTAAGATTGTCGGTAAATGTATGATGGGTTCAACATCAAATGCATTAGAAAAAGGAGGGGCTAATTTTAAAAAATTATTTAATGATTCTGATTGTTCTGTCCGTAATTCAAACGGTCAAACTAAAAGTGGTTTATATTCCCTTTTCGTTCCTATGGAATGGAATATGGAAGGTTTTATTGATATATATGGTATGCCAGTTTTTGAAAACCCAAAAATACCCAAGCTGGGTATTGATGGGGAAATGATACATCAAGGCGCTATAAACTATTGGCAAAATGAAGTTGATTCATTAGCTAATGACCCTGATGCTTTAAATGAATTTTATAGACAATTTCCAAGAACTGAATCTCATGCGTTTAGAGACGAGAGTAAACAATCTTTATTTAATTTAACCAAAATATATCAACAAATAGATTATAATGACTCATTAATAATAGGACGTAATATAACTCAAGGTTCGTTTTCTTGGGAAAATGGAATCAAAGACACCAAAGTTATTTGGAGTCCAGATAAAAGAGGAAGATTTTTTGTATCTTGGTTACCAGAAAGGTCGTTACAAAACAGTGTAACAATAAAAAATGGGAAAAAGTATCCAGGCAATGAACATGTTGGTTCGTTTGGTTGTGACTCGTATGACATTTCTGGAGTTGTAGTTGGTAAAGGATCTAACGGTTCTTTGCATGGTATGACTAAATTTAATATGGATAATGCTCCAAGCAATGAATTTTTTTTAGAATATATAGCAAGACCTCAGACTGCTGAAATATTTTTTGAAGAAGTATTAATGGCTTGTATATTTTATGGTATGCCAATATTGTGTGAAAATAATAAACCTCGTTTATTATATCATTTTAAAAATAGAGGCTATAGAGGTTTTAGTACAAACAGACCTGACAAAACATTTAATAAATTATCTAAAACAGAAAAAGAGTTGGGTGGAATTCCTAATTCAAGTGAAGATGTAAAGCAATCTCACGCTTCTGCCATAGAATCTTATATAGAAAAACATGTAGGATTAGATTTAATTGAAAGTTATAGAGACAATAATGAGATGGGTGTAATGTATTTTCAAAGAACATTAGAGGATTGGGCAAAGTTTGATATTAATAATCGAACTAAGTTTGATGCATCAATAAGTTCTGGGTTAGCAATAATGGCTAATCAAAAACACTTGTACACACCAGCTAAAGAAAAATCGAAAATAAGCATTAACTTTGCAAGATATAATAATAAGAATTCAGTTAGTCAATTACTTAATAAATGAAAGACGTAAAGATACAAGTAAATGCCTCTGCATTTCCAGATCAATTTGCATCTGACTCCGTTAAAGATTCAATGGAGTTTGGACTACAAGTTGGACAAGCGATACAATATGAATGGTTTAGAAAAGACAGTGGATCATGTAGGTTTTATTCTCAATGGGGTGACTTTAATCGTTTGCGATTATATGCTCGTGGAGAACAGTCTGTATCTAAATATAAAAATGAATTAGCAATTGATGGTGATTTAAGTTATTTAAATTTAGACTGGACACCTGTACCAATTATACCAAAGTTTGTAGACATTGTAGTTAATGGAATGAACGATAGACTTTTTAAAGTAAAAGCTGTTGCTCAAGATGCATTATCGGCAGAAAAAAGAAACGAATATCAAGAAATGATTGAGGGCGATATGCTGGCCAAACCATTACTTAAACAAATTGAATCTGACTTTGGTGTTAATGTATTTCAAACTAAAGAAGAAGAATTACCTGAAACAGATGCAGAGTTAGAGTTATTCATGAATATGAATTATAAACCTGCTATTGAAATTGCTACTGAAGAAGCTATTGACACTTTATTTCAAGCAAGTCATTATAATGACACAAGAAAAAGAGTTGACATGGATATCACTACTTTAGGTATCGGAATGGCTAAACATATATTTTTGCCAGGAGAAGGTGTAAGAGTAGAATATGTAGATCCAGCAAACGTAGTATATAGCTATACTGAAGATCCATATTTCAAAGATACTTTTTACTGGGGTGAAATTAAAACAGTTCCAATAACTGAGTTAATTAAAATTGATCCATCATTGACTAATGAAGATTTATCTGAAATCTCTAAATATAGTCAGTCTTGGTATGATTATTATAATTCACAACAGTTCTATGAAAACAGTATGTTTCATAGAGATACTGCTACATTATTATATTTTAATTACAAAACTACACATACTTTCGTCTATAAAAAGAAAAGTATGGCTGACGGAACATTTAAAACCGTTGAGAAGGATGATCAATTTAATCCGCCACAAGAAATGATGGATGAAGGTAACTTTGAAAAAGTTACTAAAACCATTGACGTGTGGTATGATGGTGTTATGGTTATGGGAACTAATATTATGCTTCAATGGAAACTTGGAGAAAACATGGTCAGACCAAAATCAGCAAGTCAATACGCTATGCCAAATTATGTAGCATGTGCGCCAAAAATGTATAAAGGTCAGTTAGAATCTTTGGTAAAAAGAATGATACCTTTTGCTGATTTAATTCAAATCAGTCATTTAAAAATACAACAAGTAGTTTCAAGAGTAGTTCCAGATGGTGTTTTTATTGATGCTGATGGATTAAACGAAGTTGATTTAGGAACTGGTAATGCTTATAATCCAGAAGACGCTTTAAGATTATACTTTCAAACAGGTAGTGTTATCGGTAGAAGTTATACTCAGGATGGTGAATATAATAATGCAAAAGTTCCAATTACTCAATTAACATCTTCAAGTGGGGCAAATAAAATGCAAATGCTTATTGGTAATTATAATCATTACATGGACATGATTAGGTCTGTAACTGGATTAAATGAAGCTCGTGATGGATCAAGTCCTGATCCAAATTCATTAGTTGGTGTGCAGAAATTAGCAGCATTAAATTCTAATGTAGCGACCAGGCATATTTTAAATGCAAGTTTATATATTACAAGAACTTTAGCAGAATGTTTAGCTATTAGAACCGCAGATGTTTTAGAATTTTCAGATTTTAAAGATGAGTTTGCAATGCAAATAGGTAAATATAATTTAAGTATAATAGAAGATATTAAAAGTTTATATTTATATGATTTTGGTATTTTTATTGACCTTATGCCAGACGAAGAACAGAAAGCAATGTTAGAACAAAACATTCAAATGGCTTTATCTAAAGAAAACATTAGTTTAGAAGACGCTATTGATATTAGAGAAATTTCTAATATAAAAATGGCTAATCAACTTTTAAAGGTTAAAAGAAAGGCCAAACAAGATAGAGAGGCGCAACAAATGCAACAGCAACAACAAATGCAAGCAGAAATGCAGGCTTCATCTCAACAAGCTGCTGCGCAATTAGCTATGCAAACACAACAAGCAGAAATGCAGTCTAAGATGGCATTAAAAGAAGCAGAGACTTCTTTTGATATTCAAAAACTCACACAAGAAGCACAATTAAAACAACAGCTAATGCAGGTTGAGTTTGAAATGCAAATGCAATTAAAAGGTTTAGATGCTTCAAGTTTAAAAACCAGAGAAAATGAAAGAGAAAAAGCTAAAGACAATAGAATAAGTCAACAGTCTACTCAAACATCTAAAATGATCGAACAGAAAAAAAGAGATTTACCAGCTATAAACTTTGAATCTAATGAAGATAGTTTAGATGGTTTTGATTTAGCAGAATTTAATCCACGATAAACCACTTAAAATTATAATTAAATTAGTATTAACTTTGTAAAAAATAAAATCAAATGGAATTTACAGTAAAAGCAGTAGACGGAAATGTCGAAGAAAAATCAAGAGCGCAAGTTGAAGAAACTTTATTAAAAGAACACGAAGAACAATTTGAGCCAAAAGTAGTAGAAGATAAGTCTATTGAAAAAGTAGATTTGCGTACAGAAATAAATTCTCCTTCCAAAGAAACATTGGTTGAAGAAACAAATAATGAAGAATCAGTTCCAGAATTAACTGATACTGACGTTCTTTCATATATTAAAAAAAGATACAATAAGGATATAAATTCTGTTGATGATTTGTTTGCTGAAAAAGAAGCAAACGAGGAATTGCCAGAAGATGTGTCAGCTTATTTAAAATACAAGCAGGAAACTGGACGTGGCATTAATGACTTTTATAAATTACAAAAAGACATTGATGATATGGACGATAATGCTGTACTTGCTAATTATTATGAGTCGACAGAAGATGGTTTAGACTCAGAAGATATTCAAGACATTATTTCAGATAAATTTTCTTTTGATGAAGATTTAGATGATGAAAAGGATATTAGAAAAATAAAATTAGCTAAAAAAAGAGAACTTTCTAAAGCAAAGAAATTTCTTAATGAACAGAAAGATAAATATAAAATTCCTCTTGAGTCAAGTGGGGATGGATTATCTGAAGATCAGGAAGATAATTTAGATGCATATAAAAAGTACTTAGAGGAATCTAAAAGTATTGATGAACTAAACAAAAAGAGGTATAATTATTTCTTAGATAAAACCGAGTCGGTTTTTAACAACGAATTCAAAGGTTTTGAATTTTCAGTTGGTGACAAAAATATTTCTTTTAAACCAGGAGATACACAAGAACTAAAAAATGTTCAATCTGACGTTAACAATTTCGTTAACAAATTTATGGACAACGATGGTTTAATTGCTGATCCTGTAGGATACCATAAAGCCTTTTCGGTTGCTATGAATCCTGACAAGTTTGCCAAACACTTTTATGAACAGGGTGTTGCTGCAACCGTAGATAATGTTTCGAGAAAATCAAAAAACATAAATATGGATGTTAGACAACAGTCTCAATCGTTTTCAAAAAATGGAATTACGATAAGACCAATGGGAGCAAGTAGTGATAGCGGAAGAGGACTCAAAATTAGAAGTAGAAAAAACAATTAATTTAAAAAAACAAAATTATGGCAGTAAATGTAACCCCAGGATTTGACTTGCAACCAAGTGCGCAGCAAACTCCTTTATCAACAAACTACATAACTAACTTTGATTTCTTGAATCAGTATCTTCCAGATACTTACGAAAAGGAATTTGAGCGTTATGGAAATAGAACAGTAGCATCA